TTCAGTTTCTATTAATTCATTAGATAACCAAAGTTATCTATTACGTCAGCAACAGTCATCAAGTCAAGCTTACAAACAAAATTAGAATCTGATATATACCTTACATATGGAGACTTCTGATAGAATGTAAGAACAGGATTCCACAACTCAATATCATAATCATCATCAAGCATTTTAAAGTGCCAAAACTCTCTATCTGTAATAAGCATATCTCTAAAAGCTCTCTCTTCAAGCTCTTGCATTCTAAACCTTTCCTCATCTACATTCATTTGATGAGTTGCCCATTCTTCAACTAAGGATCTATAATCTTTTGAGAAAAACTCTTCTATTTCAGGCAGTGTTTTAAGATTTTCGGGTGACAACTGCTGCTGCATTTCCTCACTGTTGGGATCTGCTCCCATTTGAATCATTCTCATAATGATTTTTCTCTCAGCATCAGCTAATAAATTCTCCTCAATCATGGCTCTTTTTTCCTCAAGCATTTCATTATAGGAGATGTCATCAACAGCTCTAAACTGAACCTTTGATATTCTTTTAGAGAATTCACCACAAAGAACATTAACAACATTTGGTATAATTGGATAAAACTTAAGTTCTAATGCTGACTCATCTTCTTTTGTAAGAACATCAACAATGTCTTTATAGTCGTTATCATCTTCAATTATATAGTCTGTTTTATCTATAATACCTTTTGCAAGTTTATAATTTTTTAATAACCTTCTGGAGTTTAATCTCAAAAACTCTAAACCTTGCAACTCAAGCCAATCTATATTCCAGGCTCTCCAGTCATCATCTTTTTTCTTATAGGGTAAAAACTGCAAAGGTTGCGTTAAGCTTGAAGATGTAGGATAACCCTCTCCCTTTGCACCCTTCTTTATTTGTAATGCATTAAATACTTTCATTTACCTAAAATTTTTAAATCCTGAACGCTTAAATTTCTTGCTTCCAACAGATTTTTTTCTACCAATATTTCTAAAAGGTGTATATTTTAATTTATATAAATTTTTTGAATTATCATAGTTATTATTCAACTCACTTTCCTTTCTTTTTGCATACCCTCTATTGGATTGTTGCACTTTTGCAAAGGCAATTAACGCAGAAAAGGCCACAAGCCTATCCACGTTTACTCCAGGTTGATATGCAAGCATTTCTTTTAGCAACATAGGATCTGGTATCCTCTCTACACCCAAGGTGCTTGATATACTATTTCCTTCATCATCAAACTCTTCGTCTGTTTCCTCCCTAAGAAACTCAATAGCATAAGATATTAAGTGCGTTTTAAACAGTGTGCCGGTGTTTTTCCAACCATAATCTGTAAATACAGTTTTGTTTGAGCCTAAATCCTTTAAGAATAATATTTGGTTTTTGGGTACTAAATACTTTTGTTTCTTCTTTGATATCATATATTGTATGAATAACGAAATATTATTCTCTACAACTGTCCAAGCATTGTACCACTCTATAATAAGCTGAAGTTGTTTATGTGTTTTGTTTATATCATCATACCTACCACACCAGGCTGCCACAATTTTATCTTTTTCTATTATATGCTCCGTTCCATCGGGTGTTTCTCTCGTTATTTCTACTGGGTTTTTATACACAAAGATACTACATAATGAATCTGATGTAGTTGTTTTACCTTCTGAAACAGGGTCAATAGATGCATAGTACAATCCAAACTCTGGATTATTAACAGGTCTTTCCCATACTACTAAACATCCAGACTTATCGGCCATCTTTCTATCAACAGGAAACTTACTTATAGGTAGCTTTTTAGACCTTTTAGCTACTATACCCTCTTGGGTTCTATCTAACTCAATATGCTCATAACTATACTCTTTATCTTCGATCTTTTTCATTTGTCTCTGAATTATTCCCTGCGGGAATATTGATTCCTTTCTATAAGCAAATGCCTCGTCGATATTTGTAGGTTTCTGAGATATTCTAAGCTGATATTGCTCAGGATTTAAGTCTTTTTTCCACCCTTCTCTTTCTTTCATGATAGCATCCAGGGCCTCTTCTACTAAAGAGTTGCCATATTTATCAATATACGGAGGCATAGAGTGTTGTTCTGGTATAAATAAGCCACACACAGCAACAGTACCATCGTCATCAACTAGATTCGTTTCTACACCGTATATACCATTAGCAACTGGGTTGAGAATCATTTCCTTTAGGGGTTTACATTGTTCCAAATCCCCCACAGAACCCGCAGCTATAAACATACCCGTAGTCTCCATCCCTGATAGCATCGCAGGACGTAAATATTCATATGTATCCATCATCTTAGGAGCTATACCCGCCTCCTCGTGAAAGAAATAAGTTGTAGGACCACCTACACCTGTTGTTGCATTCTTTTCAAAAGATGCACCCTGTATTTTAGACTTTAATCCTCTCTTTGTTTTTCTATTTCCTACACGAACCTCTATTTGCTGTTGCCACAGCAAAACTTTTTCGGGATTACTTGGCCTGTACCAGGCCGTATGCTCGTTTAGCCAGTCTTTATACTCTTCAAGAAACTTCCAGGATCCTTTATCGTTGATATAATCCTTAAGACTAGCACCTATCTTACATACAGAACCTTCTTCAAACCAATACTGATTGATTAGTTTAGCCATATGAAAGTAAGATGAGGCTATCTGACGTTTTTTAAGGATTGCTGAATGCTGATTGTTTAACTCAGCTAAAAGTTCATAGAGAGCCATATGATATTGAGCATCTCTTACTTTTGCAAAGCCGTATTTCTTTTCTTCCTTGTCATATATAGGAAGAAAGTTCAACCACATATAATATTCGCGAGTAATATACCATTTTTTGGTGCCGTCAATATACAACACGCCCTGCCTGCACTTCTCTTTCTCTCTATTCCAATAAGCTATAAAGTCTTTTGATCTAAATGGCGCAGAGCAATAAAACCCATTATCATTAAATAACCTGGCTTGTTCATTAAACATGTAAGCCGTTTCATTAAATTCATAATGACCCGGCTCTTTAAAAAGTGAGAGAACAAAAAAAGCAAAATCTGTTTTTTCCTCAAATTCAGTTATCTCCCATTTACCATCTCTGTATGTAGGTATTTTCTTATACATCTTTTATTATTGCTATAATATCCTGCTCATTCAGGAGTATGTGTGGCTCACCATCATGATCTATTGCTGTTGGCTGTATGTGTTTTGCATACTTGATAAGATCCCCTTCTTTTAAATCCTCAACTCTAGAACCCACTGCAATAACAGTGGCCAAATATTCTTTTTCTCGCTCACTACTAGGTATTATAATGCTTGTTCCTTTAAAATACTTTGGAGCTTCTTTTTCTTTTAGTAAAACACGTTTGCCTAACGGTACAATTTTCATATTGTTGGTTTTTAATATGTTCTGTATAAAATTTTTTGCTTCTTTTTGTATTTTTTTCTCCTCTTCCTCGCTAAGATTGTTTAATAATATGTCTTTTAGATACTTCATAACTGATCATATGCTAATCCCTGGCCGCCTCTTACAGAACTCTTTTGTTCATCCTGCAAATCTTTGTAAGCACCCTTAAAAGACTGACGAATAGCTTCAAAATCTTTAGCAACAGCGCGGATTTGTGATATATTACCATCCCTACCGTCTGTAATAGGAGTGTTGGCCATGTATGTAGCCATATTATCCAAGGCTTTTTTAATTCCTAGATAAGCTCTATGTGTTGGAGTTTCATAAAGCTTTTTACACTTCTCCAAAGCTATGATAATCAACTCATCTTCTCTTGATTCTTCTAATTCAATCTCCTCTACAATAATTTCCTCTTTATCATACTCTGGTAAATGAAAAAATGGGTTAAGATCTGGATTGGGACAAGTCATGTAAAACAAATATTGATACACATTTAGATAACTGTCTGGATAACTGTCCATTATATCTTTAAGAAACTTTAATGTATAACAGTGCTCTGTTGGAACCACTTTTTCATTCTGAATATCAAACAGTTTTACTATCATCTCTTTTTATCTTTTATCCAAATTATAAGTCTTGACACTTCATCTTTTAGATAAGGTAAATCATACATTTTAATATCTTTTATAACAGGTTCTCCGTTTTCCATTTTAGTAATTGGGTACCCATACTCATCTTCACCTTCAGATTCAAACTGAACATGTTGTATTTTTAGGGAACCAATCTTTAATTTTGGATTGTGCACCTTAATTATATAAGCGTAAATACTAAGTTGAAGGTTGTAATGGTTTAAATTACAATCATCTAAGTTATTCACAGGATTATACATCTTTGATGTTATTCCCTCCCAGTTCGTGAACCCCTTTTCCTTTATTTCTTTGTTGGTTTTGTAATCTGTAATATTAATCTTACCATTTACAACCTCAACAAGGTCAGCCTGGCCGCATAAACCAGCTGATTTTAAATAAACAAAATGTTCTGGGTAAACACCATCAGATATTTTCTGAACTGGTGCTGTTTTTATACCGTCTTCTATCAAAGGTCTAATTATGGGTAGTTCAACTCCCTCTCTACCTATTGTTTGTAGCTCAAGCATATCATTCTCTCTCTGATTATGATACCAATTACCCAAATCTATGGCACGATTAGTTTCGCCCTCCCAAACATTCAAAATAACTTGTGGATCTAAACCATACCACTTAGACTTTTTGTTTTTAGCACATTTACTTGCTATTTTTTTCTTGTCAAATGGTGGTTTGAACATCCCAATAAAAGATGTTACACTTGTCCACTCTATACCATCACTACTTTCGTACTTGTGGCCCTTCTCTTTGAATGTCAGACTCATTATTAGAATAGTTTACGACCCACGTATTGTCAAGCTCATCAACTAAAACCTGATACGTGATCTTTTTCTCAAATTTTTTTCTGATATATTTACCAAGTTCTTTATCGTCCGCATGGGAATCAACCTCTTTTTTACTGATTAGTAGTTTCATCTAAATATTGATTTAATTTATCTTCAGTTTCCTCATCCATTTTAGCACCCCAAAATCCAAGAGGGCAATCTGAAGACATAGATCTAAGTTTATATTTAAGACTACAACCACAAGAAGAGCAACAAGGTTGTGTCCCGGGTACCAAACAATCACTGCCGTCCATATCTAATTTAGGACATTGTTTACAAAAATGCCACCTTATAGCAGCCTCTGCCTCTACATGTTCTTTTTTAAAAAGATGATTCTTAATACCTTCAAGTATCTGACTTTTGTTCTTAAAAGCGTTCTTAAATTTATTTAGATCCATACCTTTTATTTTTAAAGTCCTTTTTATTTTTATTGATTTGATTTACTTCAAGCAAAGCCTTCTCATACAACTCTATTTTCTCTTGCACAGATACGCTTTTTTCATATCCGTTGTAAGTGATCTTCTTCAAGTTGCCCAGAATATCCTTTTGTTTTTTTATGTTTTTCTCAAGTATATTCTTTCTAATAGTAAAAGTACCTAAGTTATTAACATAAACTTTGGGATAAACTAAATTAGACAAAGACCTTCTTAGCTTGTCATAATAAAAATCAATAAATGCATCAACTACCTCTTCATGTAAACCTAATTCCTTTGCTATATCTTTCTTTAAAAAATTTGGCTTCTTGGGATTCATAAACCTAATACTTTCATATCTAATAATACGGCATTATCAGTTTTAATGTTTAAATCTTTAGAGATCCAAATCTTCTTCTTCCTTAAATCACCATCTTTTACAATAAGCAATTTCTTCTCTGCCTTAGTTATAGCATTCCTGGCTGACTGTTTACTCTTAAACACCTTCTTATCAGACAGCAGTTCACACAACACATTTACTTCAACCCCATTATTTTTAGTGAGTTCAAGTAACAATTCTAAATCTGAGTTGCTAACATTAATATCATTGAAAAAACAATGTGTTAGAATTTGATACTTTATAACTTTGTCTTTCTCCGATTTAACCTTTTTTTCAATTTTTGTAACAATCATTTTATTGGTTTTTTGGATTTCTATGATTGCCACTTCACATATTTAAGTATACTATGAAACAACCACTCCGTAATTAACTCACGGCCATCTCTCGTCATTAGATATCCTTTACACTCAGGTTCGGTGTCCATAAAGAAACACTCCACTAATACAGCTGGCATCTTTGTATTCTTAACAACATAGAAATCTTCTTTTTTGATTCCGCGCCATCTCTCCACAAATCTTTTCTTGTATTCTTCTTCTACAAACTTTGCCATCTGTGTACTCTTACTGCTACAATTCACAGCAGTAAACACCTCGCATCCTGTTCCTCCTCCAGCATTTGCATGAATACTCACATATAAAGAATTGCTATACTCATTAGCTAGATTACACCTATTAGCCAAACTAATATCTGTATCCCCGGGGTTCACATCTACATATGGTATCCCCTCCTGCTGCAACTTCTCCTTCAACCTATACTTGATCCCCCTGTTAAACTCCCCCTCATACAATACACTACCATCTTCCCAAACAGGACTACGCTTTCCCGATGTCTGATACTCACCATTGATGATACCACCATGGCCAGCATCTAATAATACTGTAATCATTTTCTTTGGAGTTTACG